CCTTCCAAAAGGTAATCTGAGGGTTGCCCGTAAGATAGACATCTTGGGCGCCGTAAGCTACAAGTTGCATAAGACCTCCTGCCATTTTTGTTTATTATAATATTGCTAAAGAAAAAAATTTTACAAAAAAACTTAATTAAATTATTATAAATTAATAATTAATAATAATAACTATTATTGATAGTTATTATAATCAACAAGTTGACATTTCTCCTAAATTAAAAAGTAAATTATTCCTATACCCCTCCGCCGCACAATACCTCCCTTCATGCAATAATGTTATTCATATTTGATTTTAAAAAATTTACCAAATACTCATCAGAGTATATCTCGGTTTTTTTTTCATGCTTTCTCCTAAAAACATACTCATCGTTTTTTTTCCTTATACTCCAACCGTTTTCTAAAGTATTCGTCAAAAATATCATCAAATATATATCATTTTTTTGTTCGCCTTTTATATCCAACTTGCCCTTGTCGATTAAGGTCTTTAAAGTATGCACGCCATCCTTTAATGGTATTATATCTTCCTTTCTTTTGATTTTTTCTAAACTATGCTGAATATCTTTTTCACTTGTACCATTGTTATACATTTTGTGAATAATACGTTTATTTAAGTAGTCCTCTGTTATAATCTCCGTTGTTGAATCTTCTAAATTTTTTAAATAAAAAATAGTTTTCCTTTTTTTTATAGCCATATTGCTATCTAAACAATTCATAATAAATTTCATTTTATAGTATGTCTCTCTCTTAATATTCACAATATCTAATGACTCTATATTTATATTCGTTGTTAAAACATTTGAACTCATTGTGATATTACACACTTTATCGTCTCCTTCTCTTTCTCCTTCTTCTTCTCCTTCTCTTTCTATATTGTACATTTTACTATTTTGGTGGATACGTCTAAATTATTCGATAACGTTATTTTATTTTTATAGAGAAAACATTAATACATTCCTAACATTATTCGTATTTACATATTTTGCAACACTTTACAAATTTCCTAAACTTTACAAATTTCCTAAACTTTACAAATTTCCTAAACTTTACAAATTTCCTAAACTCTATAACTCTATATTTTACAAATTCACAATCTATCCAGCTATTTGGTCTTCTTTCAATAGTGTTGCATTCTGAAGCAAAGAAAGTGTTTTGTTTTCACTAGAAAAATAACTTGGATAAAGAATACTCCAGTCCAATCCTTCATCAAATAAGCCCAATTTTGTATAAACATATCCAATAAATGCACTACAAAAAAATCTTGACGTCTTCTGGGGATGACGGTCCTTTTTACAGTAAGCTTCTATCCAATCTGTAACAACAATATCATATGGTTTATCGTATACAACTTTGTGTATTTCTGTCAACATTTCGTTGTTGAATATTTTGTTATATTCTTCTGTGCTTTTACACTCGATTCTGCGAACATATATTTTTCCACCATATGTTGCAATAAAGTGCTCATATGGAATAAACTGAACTCCAAATTTTTTTGTATTATCATCAGGGTCTGGCGTATCTGAAATACCCGATGTCCAAACATATGTACCTTTTAATGGAACATTTGTAAATTCGGGGTCTACAACAATCATACCAACATGCGAAAAGTCACTCTTTGTCATAAATTTTATAAACCAGCTAAATAAGCCCCACGAACTATATTGCAGATTATCGCATAAAAGAATATCACCCGTCTTTAATGTAGAGCTCATTTTCAGCCTTTTATTTTATTTTATATTATAATATAAAATATAAATAGTAGAAAATACTAATAGTAAAAAATACTAAAATACTAAAATAGATATAATTATTAATTATTATATATTAAAAAAGTTATACTTATAACAATATAGTAAATATATAAATATAGATATATAGATGCCATCTTTTAAACATAAGACAAATAAAAAGATTTTTGTAGATAAAAAACGAATAATGACTCTAGATAGCGTTCATCGCGAATTACAATGCGAATTTAACTTAATTAACACCGAAATTTTACCTAGACTAATTCGTCGAAAAAACGAAATAATGAATCAGTTAAATGATGTCAACGTTATATTAGATGTTAATGAAAAAATAGAACTACAAGACTCTTTGTACGATATAAAAGAAGAAATTTATAAAAATAAGAAAAAGATTAAAGACTATTATCTAAACAATAGCAGGTGTATTTTTGACTACTTTGAAAATAAAAAGGAAATTACGAACGGTACAAATAAGACCACCATTCTCAATTCATTTTTTAAAGTAAATGACAAGACATTTGACGAGAACGCATTAACGCGTGCAAATGACAATAATGTTCAAAAGTTTTTTACAAATCTTGACCAGACTTTTATTAACATAAATGACTATACTTATGCTACCGATATATGCCAGTCTTGTAATAAAGGGGAGATGATTCCCGTAGAACATGAGGGAATTATGGTATGTAACGTATGTGCCAAACAAGTTACTTACCTTATTGAAAATGAGAAGCCGTCTTATAAAGAACCTCCCAAAGAAGCATGTTTTTATGCTTACAAAAGAATTAACCATTTTAAAGAAATACTTGCACAGTTTCAAGCAAAAGAAACTACGCAAATTCCTGAAGAAGTTCTTGAAAATATAAAGCAACAACTTCATAAAGAGCGCATATCTCTTTCAAAATTTACAAACGTGAAAGCAAAAGAAGTGCTTAAAAAATTGGGATATAATAAATATTACGAACATATCCCTTTTATTAAAGATAAACTCGGCATTAAGCCGCCAATTATGACACCCGAATTAGAAGAGACTTTGTGTAATCTTTTTATGGAAATACAAGGACCTTATGCGAAATTTTGTCCGGATGACCGTGTGAATTTTTTGAATTATTACTATACTGTTTATAAACTGTGTGAGCTTCTTGAGAAGACCGAGTTTCTTTCTTATTTTCCAATGTTGAAAGATAAGGAAAAGAGAATAGAACAGGATGATATATGGAAGAAAATTTGCGAAGAATTAAATTGGGTTTTTATTCCGACGCAGTAATATTCATTTACGATGAATCGTATCAATTAAGATTGCTAGTAACATGGGAAACTGCCACGCGGAGAATACATGATTATGTGTTTTATCTTTTGAAAAAAGTGTAATAATCATTATATAAAAACTAATAAATAAACATATTACAAGAAGACATACAAATATAAATTGAATATAGTTTAAATTAAAATATATTTTATTTAATGTTATCATTGTATGCTATTTATATATTGTAAATATTTTATTGTAAATATTTTATCCCTGTAAACTGGGGTTTTATGCGCCTACCTAAATTCATTATAAAACAATAAAATATTATTAATTATTATTTTGTTATTTTATCTGTTTTATCTGTTTTATATGTTTTATATTTTTTCTTTTACTTCAGTGGTGCTTTTGCCTGTTTCTTTGTCTTCTTGTTCGTCTTCTTGTTCGTCTATTTCTTCGTCTATTTGTTCGTCTATTTGTTCGTCTATTTGTTGTTTTTAATTTTCTGCGACTTTTGCCGCCTCCACGCCAGCGAAGGGGGGGCACACTTGGTGCTTTACCTACTCCTCTAATCATACTCATACTGGCGCGTATAATACTACGTGAAACTGCATCGGGATTACGAGGAATATACTTACGTAAAGGCTGATAATAACCACTGTCTGAAATATTTAAATCTAACGTGTCATGTATAATCTTACCATAATTTGTAAAACACATAGGAAGAAGTTTATAATGATTATAAATATCAAATGTTGTGGGCTCGCCTTCCTTAAATTTAAACCAGAACGTATTTTTAGTAGAAGGATTTCTATAAGTACGCTGTAAAATATGCCCATCTCGTTTTAAATTCTCTAATAAAGTTTGACCTTCTTGCGTAGTTATGCCATAAGTAATGCGCGACGTTGATGGTGGTGGATATAAATAAGTTCCTATAACTGGACAACCTATAGATTTTCCAATTACAGATGTGGTAGGTATATACATAACATCAAATGATGGACGGCGTTCAATATTAAACAATTTTGTACGCAAATCACCTATACTGATATTTCCATGTATAAAACCTTCTTCTAATTTACTTAAAATAAATACAGAACATCGTCCAGAAGGGTCTTTGCCATCCCACGGAAAAATTTCACCACCTTCATGCCTACGCATAAAAATTTTAGTTAATTGTAGTTTCACCGGTAGGATTATGCGACCTTTTGCATCGACGTGTTCGGCTGCGGATCGGGGTGTGGTTAGTTCATCCATCGCGCTGCTCATCAGACTCGTAGTTACATTAAATGCAGAATAATATTTTATAAAATGCGTATTATTTATTATTTAAATAATAAAATTTAAATAGTAAATTCCGTTGGTCTATCGGTCTATTTATATAATCTCTAAATAAACGCTTTATTTTTTAAAATTAAATTTAAATTTAAAGTTTAAGAGGAGTGGGGAAACCAACGAGGTTAGCACCAATACCGAAACCAGCACCTGTTCTAGCAGAAACAGCCAAAGTGGGTACATAAACATCAAGAATAGCGAAGGTGGCAGCTGCTACAAGAGAAATCAACGCAATTTCGTCTAATTTAAGAGAGCGTGATGGTATAGAGTAAGCAACTATCGCGACACAAAGACCTTCGATAATATACTTAATAAAGCGCTTAAAAAGCTCACTAAAGTCGAGTGTTCCGTACATTATAAATATAATGTAGAAAAAAATATTATTTTATTATTTTATTAAATTAAATAAATAAAGTAAATAAAGTAATGTAAACCATATATTTAATAAATGATTAAACTTACTTAAAATAATTATATTAATATATATATTGTAATGTCTGAAACTAATAGTTTGCCAAAGGGAGTTACTCCTAAATGTTTACCCGATGGAAAGGAAAACCCCAAATATGTCGATTTGTTGGAAGAAGATAAACCGATTGCTGGTCAAAAATTTGTATGTCTTTCGTTTGTTTCACCGGAACATATTATCAAACAAAAGGAGCAATTTTTATTCGAGCAGTTTGTGAAGCAGTGGGACTATAAGAAGTCGATGGAAAAATTTAATCAGTTTCTTAACTTTGTATCATTTAAATATTCTCTTTCTTTTGATAAACTGACCGCCGACTTCCAAGAATTTACAAAGGAAGAAGGCGAGACGATTCGCGCAACATCGGCAACGCTAGTTAGCGACGACTATAAAACGTTTTTGGATACCAACGAAGACGAACTTGAACAGAAATTCGGTGAAAACCACGGATTTCAAACCTCTACACGAGGCATCAAGGTACGCGGTGTTTTTGCTACACAAGGTGAGGCGGAACTTCGCTGTAAACTGTTGCGCGAGGTTGATTCCAATCATGATATTTATGTAGGGCAAGTTGGTATGTGGGTACCCTTCCATCCCGAAGCATACAAGACGGGACGTGTTGAGTATATGGAGGAGACGCTTAACCAACTTATGTCTGATAAAAAGAAGAATGAAGAGACTGCGAAACAGGAATTCGATAAACGTGTGCGCGAAGCTAGACAAAAGGCGATTGAAGATAACATGAAGAAGGCTGAAGAGTCTGGTAATAAACTTACACAAACGATTAATGCAGATGGCGAACTTGTTGGTATTTCAAATGTTGCGAACTTTGATGGTTTGGATGAGGATTCGACAGTTGAAGATATTAAGAAGAGCATGTTTGAAGCCGAAAATGTTGTGCTTGATAAGAACAGCGACCACGGTTTGTCAAAACTGGCACATTTCGAGAATTAAAATGAAATTAATGAATAAGCAATTTTTACTATTAAATATTATATGTTAAATATTATATGTCACTAATATATAATATTTTATTTTTAATTGGCATGAATAAAAAGGTAAAACAATATGTAGTAAGTAACTATTTTAAATCATTTAATAGCGGTAACGTGTTCATTAACTTGGTTTGTTTACTATTGATTTTAGCTGCCATTATTATATGTTTGTATTTCTTATGTAGGGCGATATCTAATGCATTATATATGTATAGATTAAAGACCGATTTTTATAAATTACAGGACATGGGATTGGGTGTTAAAAACTATAATATAATATACTCAAAGGAACTAGAAAAAAAGTATATAATGAATAGGAAAAAAATATTTAAAAACTCAAATGCTGAATTTAAAAATAAAAATGTTATCGGATTGACAACAGATAAATATATCGTAGTAGACTTTGATACAAAAAAAGGCGCTGAAAGTGCAGATTTTTTAATTAAAAAAATGCCGAAAGATACTGTATTAGAAAAAACACCCAATGGTTATCACTATTATTTTGAAAATGATACAGGAAAACCAATACATACATATGTAAAGATATCTATTAATAAAGTAAAATATTCTTTAGATATTTTAGGATTTGATGCAATTATTACAATATCGCCGTCTGTCGTAGATGGAAAGGATTATTACTGGATAAATAGTATTTTTACGCATACTCCAGCAAAGTTATCAGAGAATTTATGGATTCTTGATTTAATAAAAGACGAAACACCGTTTTTTAAAAGATTTGATAATATTAATTTATCATTAAAAACTAAGAACGCTTTTATAGTAATAGATGATATAAATATTGAAAATAGTATAAGGTTTGCATTTGGTGCACTAAAAGAATATCATGTAAAAATAAAACTGCTAAATGGTGTTATATATGTATACGATGATAATTTTTACTTTATGACAAGAGGTAGTTTTAATAAATACAAGAATAAAAAATCTATGATAGAAAAAATAAAGAAAGTTATGAATGAACTTAACCCATCGTGTATCATAGATTTATCTATAATATATAGCAACTATTTGAACTCACAAAGTATTTTTCAAATAACATCGGCTGTTATACATAACGACTTCAAGAATTATAAATACAATTCAGAATTTCCAAACTATATTGAATCTGCTGCCATATACAAAAAAACAAAGTATCTAATTAATGATACTATTACCATAAATAATATTAACAATAACAATAACAATAATAGTACAATGTTAAAAGAATTAACGGTGAATACATCAGAAAAAAATAATTTTAATAAAATATTGTCAGGTCGAGAAAGTATTTATATAACATTTTTACTTTCAAATTATTTTAATATACCGTGTACGGCGATGTGTATTACCTATAGTGAAAACGGTATATCAAATAATACGAGTGACTCCGATAAATTATTAAAAAATGTTTCAGATAAAATTATAAATACCGCATTCTCGATATTTTAAATTTTTGCCATTTTGCCATTTTGCCATTTTGCTATTTTGCAATTACTACCATTTATTTTTGTTGACTTTAATTTTCGGACCTTGTCCTTTGCGTTTAATATTTGCAGGATCATATTGTTCTTCTTCGTCGTCTGAATGAATATCCTTGGACATTTCCCAGAATTCTTTTGCACCCAACTTAAATGGACCATGCGTTTGTGCCTTATACCAAAAAATTTGGTCATGTAGTTTATTTGATTTCGCGTTGTTATTAATTACCAAGCATTCATAATGTTCGGTACACTGGTCCATAACTTGGCAAAAACTTTCAAATGTTGGAAACATACCAGCATAGTTCTCATAAATCCTTTTACGATTCCCAATATATGGTTCGCGTAAAATAAAAACATAGTCAATGTTCGTTCGCAAATTGGGTGGAATACCCAGAGGATACTGCATCGTAATTACCAACATGATTTTCCAGTGACGACCGTTCATAAAAAGTAAACGCATCATTACATCTTTGGTCCACTTGTTGTCAAACAGACAGTCATCTAATACTACAAATGTTCGCGGGTCAATCGTGCTTTTTTTGTAAGACTCTATCTCCTTTTTCATCTGTTTTAATACAGCTTTTTGCCGTTTTAAAATATTTTCTATAATTGCGGTATTATAGGCATCGTGAATAAATAATTTAGGAACATGTTCTCCGAAGAAACCGTTTCCTGCTTCTGTGCCCGATATAACAGTACCGATGGGAATATCTTGATGATAATACATTAAGTCTTTCACTAAAAAACTTTTACCGGTATCACGACGTCCGATAAGAACAATAACAGGTCCTTTATTTTCGTCGGGTCTAAAACTAATTGAACGCATATCAAATTTTGCTAATTCTAAACCTACGCTCATTTTGTATATATATATTTAGTTATTTATATTATATATTAAAAAATATATAATTTACAAACGCAGATTTATGTTATTTAGTATTTTTGTATTTTTGTATTGTTGTATTCCATCTTTTTATTAGTTTAAAAAATAATAAAAATATGTGTTTAACTAATTAAGTAACGGACGATGGAAATTTGCGACGACCAGCCTATTTTTGGAGAAAGTACATTTTCTTTAAACTACAGAAAACTTAACAATCGTGATTTTTTTGCTTCTTTAGAAGAATCAGAACTTGGTATAGTGAATGGTAGAAATTATATGCCTATTTACGAGAACTATTTTAATTTAAATGAAACAAACTATAACTCTATTAATTTGAATCAGCGTTTTTATGTATCGGCGTTGTCTGGAGTTATTGATAAAAATAATATACAATCGGCAGTTGTAGATGCTTTTAAAAGCACCTCGGAATCTTTAACAATTGTTCATAAACCTATATTTATTAAATTTTCTCCTTTGATTGACCCTGTCAAATATATGTTGGGAAAATATGAAAGTCTAAACGCAGCTGGTGATATTTTAGATATTCCCGTCTTTTCAAAACTTGAAAAAAGAGGTTTATTAAAGGCAAATGATAAAAATAACGCATCATATGTTGATGCTTTTTTTTCATATTTGTCTAGTCAAGTTTTAAACTGTCATGATTTTATCCACGGTCTTAATTTCTATGGTTCTTTTAATGCTATTAAAAAAGAATTTTATTATAATGTAATTGACGATATAGAATGTTTGGATAAAAATCCTTATTTTAATAAAAACAAAGATATTCTCTTTAGTGTTGAAGATATTGAATTTTGCGAAGACGATGAAACAATTGATAATGACAATGACAATGACAACGATAGTAACCATTCAAACCATGCCCACAGACAGAGAAAAAATACAAGAAATAAAAAAGAAAAACTTACCATTGAAAAAAATGAAAGTATAGAAGAATCAAGTACGATTGTTCACGAAGAATTTGATAAAGTTAGCTGCGAATTAAGTTCTATATTTAATGTTTCTTCTGATAGTAAAGAATTTGAATCATCTGATCTAGTATGCGATGAGATTTTACCATTGAAACTAGATGACATCGTTGCGGATAATGGAAATATAATCGAAGAAGTAGATAGTATTATATTAAACAAAGATTATCAGTTTACGAATGATAGCGACAGCAATGATTCATTCACATCGGGTTCATGTTCTTCGCGATCGTCTTATACAAGTGACGGTCAAGCGGATGGTGGTTCAGGAAGTGACTGTGATATTGGCGATATTATATGTCTAGATGATTCAAAAAATGATGGCGGTAGTATAGCAAAATCGAATAATAAACTAAAAAATACTACCAACGAAAGTAAAAGTAACAAAAATAAAAAAAATAATAAAAAAAAATCGAAAAGTCTTTCTGACGCGTCTTGTAGCGAAGATAGTGGTGAAGGCGATAGTCAGGGCAGTGATAGCGAAGGCGAAGGCGATAAAAAAGAAAAAAATAGCAGTGGTCGAGGAGATAATAATTGCGATGACTACGACGAGTACGACGATGAAGATGAAGATGAATATGAAGATGATGAAACGCTATGGGCGACAATTAAGAATTTTCCTGTGTCAGCAATTATGCTAGAGAAATGCGACAATACACTCGACTCTCTAATGATGCAAGAAAAAGAAATGACCGAAAATGAATGGAGGTCCGCGCTTATGCAAATTATTATGACACTTATTACCTATCAAAAATTATTCGGATTTACTCACAACGATCTACATACTAATAACATCATGTACATATATACTGAAAAGCAATACATATACTATCGTTACAATAATAAATATTATCGCGTTCCCACCTACAATCGCGCTTTTAAAATTATCGATTTTGGTCGCGCAATTTATAAATATAAATCCAAAATCATATGCAGTGATAGCTTTAGCATGAGCGGCGATGCCGCAACGCAATATAATTGCGAACCCTATTTTAACGATAAAAAGCCTCGGTTAGAACCGAATTACAGTTTTGATTTGTGTCGACTCGGGTGTTCTATTTTTGATTATTTTATTGATGACATAAGCAATGTTGCTGCGATATGTAAAAAAGAGCCTTTAGCAAGGTTAATTGTGGAGTGGGTTACCGATGATCAAAATAGGAATATTTTGTATAAGGCGAACGGCGAGGAGCGTTATCCTGATTTTAAATTATATAAGATGATTGCTCGAAGCGTTCATAACCATACACCACAAGCACAGTTGTCGAAGCCGATTTTTGTCGGGTATGAGTTTCCTAAGAAAAGTGTTAAATCGACGCACAGAATACTGAATATCGATAAAATGCCTTGCTATATGGATTAACTAATATAAATGTGCGGTTAAAATATAATATGAATATGAATATGAATATAAGTAATTATAATATTTACTATTACTTATATATTTTTAATTATGATAATTATGTACTAGCGTAACATATTTAAAATCCGGGTGCACCAGTAAACACATCTGGTTTAGAACCTAAAATAACCGGAGATTCATTGAATTGTGTAACAATAAAATGACCTAAAATATAACAAACAAATACGATAGCAGCATCACGTAGAGCATTCTTCATTGGTTTTGAATCAGGTGCGTCATCTTCGCTTTGTTTTGAAATAAACCTTATTTCTATGAATTTTGCTAAAAGAAAGATACATGCAACAATTCCGGCAGAAACATACAAGTTGTCCATTTATTTTATAAGGGAATAATCTATTACAGGTTTTTACGAATAATCATTTATAAATACTTTAAAATACTTCAAAATACTTCAAAATACTTCAAAATAATTCAAAATACTTCGATTTACATATTAAAAGTCATCTATAAGGGGAATTTCTTCTATTTTTAAATCAATACTACCGTCATTATCTTCATCATCTGAAGGGAACGGGTCAACGCTTAACTCAACGTTATCGCCTATATTTAGCTTAACGCTGTCGTCGTCATAATCATCGTCGTCATCATCATCATCATCATCGTCGTCGGAATCTTTATATGAATCATCGCGAGAGTCACTAGATATATTTTCAATTGGTATTACCTGGTTATTATTCATGTTAAAACTTACTCCCGACGATTCCGATGATGTAGTCGCATCAGATGCTGCTTTAATTTTTGAAAGTGTTTCTGCTTCTTCTGCGAGTTGTTTTGCAGTCATCGGCTCTGGTTCTATAATATTACCTGCAACGGGTTTATCGAAAATAGGTTCTTGAGAAATAATTTCCTCTCTTTCGTGAACCTCAATCGCATTTTCTACAGTTTCGTTCATATATAATTTTAATAGCTCCTCGACTGGAATTGTTTCGCGAACTGTCTGTAAAATACACTCTTTGATAATAATCTCTAATTCTCTTGAATTTTTTTGAGACTTTAATGACGATATCCCCATTTCAAATAAATATACATTTGTATATATTTTACGTGCAGCATTAATATAGACATGATGAACAAAATCTTCTAAAGATGGAATATTAACATCAACCTTCTTCTGTTTTGTTCCAACACGCATACACGACAACATTTTTAATTGAATGATATGAACACACGTTATAAGGTCGGAAATATAAGTACAGTTGCTTTTTTCTTTAATACGAGAACATTCTTGCAAAATAATATTTGGATTCCATTTCGGAACTCTTGAAAGAAAGTTTTGAAACGTCATCAGATATTTCGCTTTCTCGTCATTTTCAATACACAATTTCCACGATTCTTCGAATATTGATTTAATACCGTCTATAACACAGGGGGTTAATACCGTAATTAATCGCGAACACCACTCATTGCGAGATTCTTGTAAACTATTTAAAGAAAAGTCGTCCATTTACATAAATGAAATATTTTCTAAAGTTGATTCACTACGAAAAAGAAAAAAATTTAATATAAATAACATTAGTAATTTTTCATTTCTAAAATCCTTCTTTATCTTATTAAAAATAACCATGAACTCGTATATTTTACTTTCATGCAATGAACTATTATGAATTAAATTAATAATATCTAAACAACTATGACCATTTTCATATAATTTTATACAAAGGTTAATAATTTCATTTAGTGTGTACTTTTTATCCAGTTTTACATCCTTTTTAAGGTTGTCCATTTTATTTTTTATTATTTTTCCTAAATTGTATATTTCATCCACCGCATAACTGTGTAAATTTATTACTTTGCCATTTACAATAGGCTCGGGAACGTATATTTCACAAAACCTAGATAAAATCGGTTTTAATAATTTATATTTGTCTTCAACTATTATAAAAAATCTTGTAGAATGACTAAATAGTTCGATACATCTACGTAATGCCGACTGTGCGTCTATTGTTAATTTGTCTGCATTTAGTAAAATAATAGTTTTGAATATCTCGCCATCCTTTAAGTTTATATTTGTTTTTGCAAAAAATTTTAATTCTTCTCTAATAAATTTTATACCCTTCCCGTGCGCACAATTTACCTCCATTACATAATTTTTTATCATTTCTTTGTCATTATGATAAACATCGTGTATGAAATTATTTACAAGCGTGTTTTTACCACACCCCGAAACCCCGTGAAAAATTATATTCGGGATTTTCTTTATCTCAATAAAATATTTTAATTTTTTTTTAATGTCGTTATGTATATCCAACTTTGCAATATTTTTGTCATGGCTATCTAGTTGTTTATTGGTTACGTTGTTGGGTGGGTTGTCCACATTAATACTTGTATCATTTTCTTCATTTGTTTTTTTCATTTTTGTTAAATGTTAAATGTTAAATGTTAAATGTTAAATTTTAATATTAAATATATATTCATTTATTTAATATTATTTATATGTTTATTCGCAGTTATGCATTATTCGTTATAATATATACATCGCGCATTTTGTATCATTGTCCACCATAAGTTTTATTAACTCGTCAAATGATGTTTTTGGACTCCACCCCAATACCGTTCTCGCCTTTGTTGAATCTCCCAATAATATATCAACCTCCGCTGGTCTGTAATATTTTTCACTAATAAAAATCATTACTTGTCCTGTCGCCTCATTATAACCAATCTCGTGTACACCACTACCCTCCCATTTTATTTTAAAGCCGCACATCCCAAATGCTTTTTCTATCATCTCCCGCACAGTATGTGTTTCATTTGTCGATAACACATAGTCGTCGGGAATATCATGTTGCAACATTCGCCACATTCCCTCTACATAATCCTCGGCGTTCCCTATATCGCGCATTGCATCTATATTCCCCATAACAAGTCTATCCGTTTCTCCGCGTATTATTTTACTTAATCCAAGTGTTATTTTTCTTTCTACAAAATTATGACCCCTTCTTACACCACCATGATTAAATAGGATTCCATTGCATGCAAACATCCCATATGATTCGCGATAATTTTTTACTATCCAATAAGCATATAATTTTGCTACACCATATGGTGAACGCGGATAAAAAGGTGTGTTTTCATTTTGCGGCGTTTCTTGTACTTTTCCAAATAGTTCACTTGTCGATGCTTGATAAAATCTTGCAATCTTTTCTAGATTATTATTTCTTATTGCTTCTAGCAATTTAAGCGTTCCAAATGCATCCGTATCTGCCGTATATTCCGGCATTTCAAATGATATCTTAACATGAGATTGTGCCGCCAAATTATATACTTCTAGTCGCTTCATACCCGGATATGTATTTTTAATTAAGTTAAGTATCTTTTCTAAACAAGAACTGTCGGTAATATCGCCGTAATGCAGTTTTAAATCTTTATTGTCAAAAATATGACTAATTCGTGCCGTATTTATAGTAGAAGCTCTGCGTATTAAACCATGAACTATATAGTTTTTGGATAATAATAGTTCTGCTAAATATGAACCATCTTGTCCCGTTATCCCAGTAATAAATGCTATTTTATTTTTCGTATTTTCTTCTCTAACAGACATAATCAGCGGTATTGATTTTTTACTATACTATCTTATATATCTTTTAAAATTATTTTTATATGACTTTTGATATTGTTTTTATATCAAAGGTTATACTTTATTTTATATCAAAAGTTATACTTTATATTTCTAAAATGAAGCATCCGATGATACTTTTACTAGTTCCGAATTTAAACAACTTTGAACAACATTTGTTTCATTTGGGCGACTTACATGCCTTGTAACGGACCTTGTTTCTTTACCAGTATTAAATGGGGGTATGTATATTGGATTATGGGAATACATCTCGGGTCGCGTTTCGTCTTTTTTTATAAATAATCCCACTTCATCTTGAAATGTTTCACTTACAGTATTGTAGTTGCTACTGAAAGAGTCAACATTATCAGTATTTTCCATATTGTTTATACTCATACTAACCCCACCATTTGATAATGGTTCGGTTGTTTCATTTGGCATTTTTTTATCTTCTATTAATGTTTTTTGTTTGTCTAACTTATCTTTGTTTTGCTTTTCGGTCGTTTTTTGTATAAGAAAAAACATACCAACGGCAATAAAAATAAAAATAAAAATTATTAACGGAACTGAGTTATTTGCTGTAAATATAGAAGATGGTCTTAAACTTTTCATATATTATATATTATTTGTATTATATAATATAATATATAAAAATTATTAAAAATATCCTAAGAACACAATTTTGTCTCAATAAGCTCCAGAAGTGGGCAAAAATCTTTTGGATCAATGTTCTCTTTTTCCATACCCAATTTCAGACCTTTATTTGATTTGCAGAATGACTTATCTACCAACTCTAATAAAGGACATAAATTTTTTGGATTCATTTCTAAATTAAATTCAATCGCGTTTTTTTCATTCTTAATATTTTGAAAAGTATTATCCGACTCTTTTATATCATTTTGATTCTCGTGACTTGAACCACTACTATTACACAATACCGTATCAACATAATCAATAAAAGAACATATTTTTACTCCTTTGTTGCTACCCTCATTCGCACCAAATTGATTTGGAACAAAGACATGAGCCGATGTGTGTTCTGCTACAGGACCAGACACAGGAAAAGGAATAAAAAATGCAAACGTAAGTGCAGGTAAAATAGCAAGTAAGCTAACTGTTTTCAACATGTTTATGTTTATGTGTAATATATAATATATAAAGATTTATTTTTATATATTTATGCGTTTATATATATATATATATTCAATGTATATTTACCGTATGATAACTAAATATACATTTTCCTTTCTTAAATATACAACTATTTATAATCTCGTAATCTCGTAATCTCGTAATCTCGTAATGTTGTAATCTCGTAATGTTGTAATATTATATTATTTTATGGTCCAGCATAACTATGTAAACTTTGTGTATATGGGTTACGTTTAAACGCATCTAAAATATCCGGCTGAATTCTTTCGCAGTTAATAGACTCTTGATAATACTGTGGCATTTTACTTAACTTACCAAATTGCGACAAAGAAGGAGGCATTCCTCCTAAACCAGAACCTGCGCTTGTTCCTGCACTCCATGGACATTCTTGGTTATTCTTATCGGGTCTCTTAATATTTACATTTGCATTATGATTAAACGTGGACAGATTTCCCGACGGAGTGTATTCTTTACTTACTTTATTTATATTATTATGTTGGTTTCTTGCAGCCATTGTAGAACGATATCCTTGGCTACTTGAACCATCACTTGCTCCAAAGTATTCCGGTTCAGTCGTCTGCCGCTGTGTATATACCTCTTGTTGGTCGGAAACCAAATAACCAGTACCATCTGTCATCGGCGTAACATTCAAGTGGTTAAAATCAAGCAAACTTTCTGTTGTTTCTTTAATTGTTGTTGGTGCTCTGTCGGCAGGGTTATGCACAAATCCAGCCGATCCAGATGGCTGAACATTTCCAGAAGGTCTTATAGAACCGACAACGTTTTCTTTTCTTGAAGGGCGAACTGCTTCTAATAATGGTGCAACAAATGATTTTAATGCCGCGTTAACACTTGATCCGAGAAACATGGGTGCTTTTAGCGTTGACCGATTTGTAGAGTGGAGTCTTGTCAATCCGCGTCCGTAATCGTTTTTGGATGGTTCGCATTTTCCTGCACTACAAATATTTATTATAGGTTTACCATCTATTACTGCTCTTTTAGAGGCTTCAAAATTTTTCGGTGTATATTGTGATGTTCCGTTCCGGTTAGAATCTGTTCCAAAGTATTCTTTGGTGGTACAAATACGATTCTGGTCTTTAAGTAATTCCGTCGGACGACCCGACTGCGCTTTCTCTAAACCCGTGGTAGTAAACCACCTATCGGGGGTATTCAAGAAAAATTTATCAGGCAAGAATTTTTCGACATGCCCATATGTATTCGCACTTGGAGGCTGTTGAACATTCCATTCATACGAAGGTCCTTCGTGATTCTCTAAACTATACGTAAGTTTAGGATTATTGGTGGTTCGCAGCTCGTCTACATTCCTGTCCACCCATAAATCACGAGCTTCCATACCCGAGTTGAATCCGTTACTTCCACAAGACGTAAACCCTTGATTTAATCCGGGAGCAACGCGCACTTCTTCCCATGGTTTTACATTCGCCATTTGTGTTCCCGGGTTGACGCGTGACTGGAAAAATGTCGTAAAGTTCGGCATTCCACTTGGGTATTGTATATTTGCTTCCGGGGCAAATAGGGGTGCACGTTCTTCTTTACATATTTTTTGACTACCAGTTCCACTATAACTATCTAAAATAGACTCATGTGTATCAGTGTCTGTTGTACGACCTCTTATTTTTGCGCCAAAAAATGGCACCATATTATTATGCTCAAAATTTGATACATTTATTTGCTCACCTGTTAATGATTTTACATTGTCGTCATTTGTATCATTGTTGTTATTAGAATATGGATTACCAAACTGGTCGCCTTGCTGTAATACTCTCTTTGCAGCCGATGCATTGAAGTATTTATCGCTTACTGCCGACCCCCCTTGAAACCGATTTATGTTACCTTTTGTTGAGTTGTCTATTGTAGGATAGTTTGTAACTGGTGTTTGAGTATTTGGTATATAATTTTGAGGATTTACTCTACCTGCGCCCATATTTGTAAATGCTTCTTTTTTAAACATTTTTCCTCTTACATCGTCAATATTATTTACGTTTTTATTATTTGCCGCCATAATTAATCCTGTAGCTGCCAATATTGGGATAACAACTTCCATTATATTATATATATGTTTATTATATATATGTAATATATTTTTTACTCTCTATTAACTCTTAAATATTACATATATATAGTTTTATCTTTACCTTTTTATATTTACCTTTTTATATTTACCTTTTTATCTTTGTCTTTTATTTTGTAAATAAATTTTGTGTATTATCTATCGTATTATAATTAAAACACGGAATTTTTGCAACATGGTTGTCTTTTTCTAAAATTCTAGTGCTAAGATTGTTTTGAAATGACCTACATGTATTCTCTTGTGGATTCAAATGAAGATAATCCCAGTTCGGTTGTTCTAAATCTCTATACCACCACGCGGGATTCGTAACTCTAGATTGGTCCGTAAAAGGAGAACACGTGGGATACTCAATTGTCGACGTAGGTATAACTACATCTTTATAATTATTCTCCGGATTACAGTCTCTTGTTAAATTTCTATCGAGACCAAAAAGAGAACTTTCTAGATTAACTGTGTTTGTCATCAAATTTGCACCCCACTTTTGTAATCGAATTGACGGGTCTATCATAAAACACGGCTTATCTCCGTTACCCGGAACATTGAGTATCCACTTCCCTTGATCCGTAGACTCCTGTTGTTGTTTCATTATTCTGCTCGGGTCATCATGAAAACGAGTAAATGACATTTATTATAATGTAATTATATTATATTATTATATTTATTTCTATCACACTACTATTATTTCTATAATAATAGTAATAATAATAGTAATAATAATAGTAATAATAATAGTAATAATAATAGTAATAATATTATTTATTAACACAAAAATAAATATAAATATATTTATGTTATGATTCCTAAATACTTATTTGTT